AACGAAAAGCAAGTAGCTACTGTAAAAGAAACTTTGCAAAATGGAGATACGGCTGTGTCGCCTTCTGCAACAGTTGATGTGCAGAGCGAAGCGTTAGGGGACGGAACTTATCTTGTACGAGAAGTAACAGTTCCAGAACTTTTTGAAGAAAAAACATTTACTATCCAAAAACCAGACGTTATTCCCGAAAAGTTTAGGTCTGCAATTCCTATTGAAACGGAAAGTTCAAATAAGATTGGGGAAGCGAGTAAACCAGCCTTGGCAGATGGGGAACTTGAAAGATCTGTTCAACAGACAAATGAATTTGTCTACAAAGAACAAATTATTAGACGTGATATACAAAGTGACGTTGATCTACCGGAAGTTCAACGGGCTTATGTGGAAGGGACCGTAGCTAACGTAAACGAAAAACTATCATCTAGCCCAGTTATTGAGACAGGTTTCCTTATTTCAGAATCTGTAGCTACCCCTATTGGGGATGATAAATTTGTAGTACAAACAGTTAAAGTTAATGAGTGGCCCACACTTACAAGCTCCGAATGGGATAACGAGCTTCAAGTACAGGTACAGAAAACGGAACAGTTCGTTGCTCCATCTTCGAGTTTTACTGAAGTAAATACTTCTTACCGCGCAGTAAATAAAGATAGATCTCTGAAGGTTACGGAAACTGAGCCTACAGCGGCTCTGTCATCATATTTGATGAGTTTCCCAATTCAAGTTGATGTCCAACTACCGGATGTACTTAAATCTATTTCTGTTGTTTGGTCAGAAGATATAGCTGTTGGGTCATACGATTCTCAGTGGGTGGGGTTTAGTGCTGGAACATCTTATAGTTTGAGTGGGAGTGAAAGTGCCAGCGCCGAATCTTCAGCTAGTATTAAACCAGAACTCATAATTAATATAGAAAGACCTTGGGGTTCCGATTTATCCGCAACGGCATATTATTTTTTCATAAAAGCAAATAATAATATAATAAGTGAGTCTGACTTTTTGGCTAAATTAACTGGTATAGTAGGTGGTGGTGTACTTCGATGGCCGTCATTTAAACCTATTTCTCATACTATTGTATTAACTGGTGGTACCGCCGAGGTTCAGGCTAAAGTAAACTGGAGCGCAAGTAGATCCGGCTCAAGCGAAAACAACACTTACGATAAAACAGTGGGAGACGGTACTAGCTATCGTATTGGGACATCTTTAAATGCTGTGACAATTCCTCCAACAATCCACGATGATATTTCAATTGTTAACGCTCAACAGAAAACAAAAACAGTCTCAGCTACTTGTACTTCAGGAACTGGTCCAACAACGAATTTTCCAGTTGTTCTTACATTAGCTTCTGCTTCTCATACTCTAACAGCTGATGTAAGCCCAAAACAACTGGACGCTACAAGCACCCCCTCAATCCCGACATCCGGCTATTATGTTATTAAATCGGAAGTTGTGCCTTACAAATGGGGCTGGGCCCGCTGTTCTGCTGTAGTTCTTGACGCATCAGTACTAGCATAATACTCTAAAAATATGGCTGAAGAAGATAAGGACGATTTCCGTGCGAAAGAAAGTGCCGCGCGTGAAGAAAGACGTGCGAAGGAAAATGCTTCGCGCGAAGAAAGACGCGCAAAAGAACAAGCAGTGCGTGATGAGCGACGCGCTAAAGAAGCTGATAGCCGCCAAAGAAGTCAGGGAAAAACCCCAAAAGGAACATCAGAAAGAAAAGCCGCAAGAGAGGAAGCTAAAAAGTATGACATCGATACAAAAGGGATGTCTACTAGAGAAATTAAAGGGGCGGTGTCCGAAGCCAAAGTGGTCGAGGAAGACATGATGAAGTTTATCGAGAAGAGTCTCGGAAACTTTATGGCTAAAAAAGGCGGGGAAGTCGCCCCAACAAATATACCAGCTACGACCACTAGCAGAATAACAGAAGATAAACCGTCTCCAATAACACCAGTAGGCGGCACTCCAAGAGGTAAAGGAGGCGGTGGTTCTGATATACCGCCTCCTCCTCCAGAAGGTACACATGTTCTTGGATCAATTGACGGAGAGATTAAATGGCTCCCAACGGGCCCCTGTTAGTTATGAGCGAGGAAGAAATAATTCGTATTAAATATGATGGTAACAGGGTTATTGTGAAAAGAAACCCCGAAACGTTACAAGTACAAAATGTGGTCTTTGGATGTGGTTCGGTGCAAGAAAATTTTCCATCAGAAGGACAGCCCCCGCAGAAACCAACTTCATTTAATTATTCGTTTTCGGTTTCTAGTATTACTAATATAACGGGCATGCCGGAAGGAACTACTGATTTAACAGCATCAGCATGCTATGCGTTTGCAGGATCAGTTATCGATCGAGATGAAACTTCAGGTTATGGTACTACCGCAGTGGCCGATTTAATAACTAGCCATGAAGGTCAGTGCGGGTTATTTATTCGTGTGACAGCTATTGGTGTTTTTGGGGCCGATGCTGACGGCTTTGGCAGCGGGGTGATTGGTCCTATCCCACCAGAATCAATTTTTGGGACGCACACCATTCCCTTCCAGTTTTGTACTTATGTTTATTCATATGATGAAGATGGCATTTCGGTTACAGATACATATTGTAGTACTTGGTCATCCACACTTACCATCTCATGAGTTGCCCACACGCCACGCCAATTTCAGAGCGAGTGAACTCCTGCGGCCTTAACCTGTACGGTGGAAGGCCATCAGCAGGAGTTTGCGCCGGATGTATGGCTCGTAACGAGAACACGCCGGAACACGCTGAACGGGTTAAATCTAATTCCGACACCCCATCGCTACCCCAAATGGCCAAAACTTTGGGCGAGTCCTTGCTGAAATTTGCTGGTTCCGGCTTCCCGATTCCTGATCCCGAAACCTATAACGCCCGACTCGAAACCTGTAAAGGCTGCGAGTTTTGGGATGAAACTGGTTTTGCCAAAACTGGACGCTGCAAAAAGTGTGGCTGTTCCACACAAGCCAAACTACGAATGGCTACAGAAAAGTGTCCTATTGGCAAGTGGTAAAGAATTACTTGACAACTGATAGCCGACAGCCTACCCTCTGACCTGTAATGAAAACTAAGACCAAAAAGCAAGTAGCCTACCTGCTCAGTAAAGTTAGCCCCCTTAGTAATAAGGAGCAGGGCAAACTGAAGGGTGAGCTTCACAGCGGTGAAGTCAAAATCAAACCCAAAAAGTAATGCCCGCCACTACGGTAAATCAGCTGGTTCCGATGCTCAGTCAGTACATCGAACCAGACGGCGAGTTCAAGACAAGCCTTAATCAGGTCTTGTCTCGTATCTACAATATGGGTACGTACCGTGATCTTACTATCCAGTACAGTCTTCCTGTTGTTGACAACTGCGTTACGTTGCCCGACGAAGCGGACTCCGTACTCCACACTATCGTCAATAACCAGCCCGTACCTGTACGCTCTCTGTGGCACGATTTCAAATCAACGGGCATGGGGGTTGGTGCAGCCGACCTTACTTGGGGTTTGGTTGACGCTGGCTTCCACCCGTTGAAGCGGTTGATTACTACCGCTACAAATACTTTGCACATTGTTCCGTCCGACCAGTCGCCGACGAAAACCAACTTCAATCCTGATGACGGTGGCGAGATCGTGGTCACAGCGACAGACGGAGACAAGATCTACCAGTCAACTACCGATACCGTATCCGATAACGATGTGCCTCTCACTTTTGCAGAGGATATCAACGCTGTGATTAGCATCCGTTTCGACGGTCTCACAGACGCTTACGATATCCGCACGGACGCACTCGATTCCGATACCACAATTGCCACAGTCGGACCGGATTCCGGTGTCACTCGCTATCGTAGGTTCAGACTGAACCGCTCAACCAACGACGAGACTGTCGTTCATGTTCTCTGCAAACGAGCCTTCCAACCCGTGCGCTCCGATAATGACATCGTGTATGTCGGAAATGTCGGTGCTTTGAAGCACGGTCTTATGGGTCGCTTGATGGAGGACAACGCTGATATTGAGCGTGCCGAATACCACTGGAACAAATGCATGCAGCTGATGGAAGAAGAAGCCGCCACCTCAAGGGGCGCTGCCATTCCGAGGCTGAATGTTGATCCATACGGTACTGGCAACCTTAATCGTATTTACCAACTGTACTAATGATAGTCATCAAACCTTCCGGTGAAGACCGGAAACAAGCACGCGCTGAAGCCAAAGCGATGGGTGTGCTCAGGGGCTCAATCGCAAGAGGTCGGGGCAACGAGATCGGAATGATGGGCGAGATGCTTGTCCACCGCGAGATCGGAGGCAGTAGAGTAGGCGACATAAACTTCGCTTACGACATCACTATGCCAGACGGCGTAACCATTGACGTAAAAACGACTAAGGCCGCTAGTGTGCCGGAACCCCATTATGTGGCTCGCGTGTACGGTGCAGAGTCCAGTGCAGAAAAGATAGGCAGCAAGTGTGATGTCTACTATTTCGTTAGGTGTAACCAACAAATGACTCTCGCCACTATTATTGGTTGGTTGCCAGCAAAAGAGTTTATTGCGAAAGCAACCTTCCTGCCTAAAGGCAATGTCGATCCGAATGACGGCAAGCTATCTTTCTCTGATGAGTTTGTGGTACCCATCTCAGAACTGAACCCGCCCTCCGTGAAGATCACGAAGAAGCGGGTTCGTTAATTTCTTAGAAGTCGCCACCTTGGTCGATGTCGTATACTTCTGAGAGATCGATCTCCCAGATCTTACCGCCACCTTGACCCTTGCTCCGTACCGGACGGACGTTCTTGTTGTGCTGACTTACCTCTTCGAGGACCGTCATGCCGCGACGGACGAACTCCAGATTTCCGCTGTTGCCGACGCTACGACCGCCGTTACATTCTTGTAGCACAACGGTGAACTCAGTAAGAGTGCCGCGCCACTTGGTAAGAGATACGGTTTCACGGACCTTCTTAGCGAAGAACTCGACCATCTCCGCAATGGCAGAGCGGGAGCTGTTGTCGTAAGCTGCGGCTTCGATGAATGAGTCGATATAGGTCTTAACGCCGAATCGGTTGGAATCCTTTATCTCAATCGGTACCTGCCAGTCGTAAAGCCACTTGAGGAAGAACGGCAGTTCAGTGTTGATCGTGTTCTCGACGAATTCATTTGAGCCGAACTTCACCTTGTGTCCGCTGTTGATGCGCAACGCAATGATCTTGTCTCGGTTGCTGCTGTCAAGTGACGGCAGGGCGGCAAGGGAGTTGGCATCAAGGTTGAGGGACATCATAACCCTACCGGACCAAGGCAGCGGAATAGCATCCGCATACTTCGCATGGTACTCAAGCCTAGGGTTGGCTACACATCTTTTGGTAAGCTCGACGAACTTGCGCTGGTCGGCGTAGGTCGCTGCTGCTGTCTGGTCATCTACAACCCAAGCGGCAGATCCGCAGAGGTCGCGGTTGAAGCTGGTCTTGCCTGACAGATAGTCCGAGGCATCACTAAACCCGCCGACCGAAGCACCAATAATTTTGTTGGTGAGTAGGGTCTTACCGTGTCCGGCTGGTCCCAATAGGATCATCAGTTGCCCTTGATCGAGTCGGCATTCAAGCACCGCTTTGTACAGGCGTTGGAACCACGCTAGGAAATACGGCAGCGTTTCCTTGCCATCACTGTCCTTTGCAAAGAACGGCATGAGATATGAATGAATCCACGGCCAGTTAGCTGGATCTCCATTGTCGGCTGGCTGCACGGCGTTTGCCCTACAGTTGTTGAGGATCTTTCTGCCGTAGTAGTCAACCACTCGCTCTTTGGAGAACACGACAGGCGCGACCTCTTCGACACGGCAGTCGTTGGAGATAGTGAGGATAGCTTGTTCGATCTCCGACACCGTTTGGTTCTTCTTGAGCTTAGGGCTGAATCCAGCCTTACGGAGTTCGAGCACCAGTTGTTCTTTCGGTATTGCCACAGGTCCGCCATTAAGGAGCTTGTAGAATGACTTTCCGTTGAACCAGTACTGGTCTAGTAGAGTAGACAGTTTCTTCTCCTCGTACTGGTCAACGAACTTCTTACCGAAGATCGAACCCCACGACTTGAACCCTGTACCCGCACGGTCTGAGTAGCAGATCATTCCGTCTTCCCGTACCTGACAGCCGTCGCGGTCGATGCCGTCGTCAATCCAGAACAGTGGTCCGCGAGCACCTACGGTAAACTCACCTTTCCATCGGTTCGGGAACTTACGCGCAACTTCCGCTGCAATGTCATCGAGCGGGATGTTGGTTTCGTCGGTCTTGATTGGTGTATCGTTTGCCGATTTGAGCAACACGGTACGAACAAAGGATATGGCAATAGGGTCCCCGATACGGGTCCAGTCTGCGCCCAACTCGAAGTACTGCGACACCTTCAAGCTGGTCTTGTCGAAACCAGCAAGCAGCATCGATGCTTTGAGCGCGTCACTCAATCGCTTCATAAAGGAGTCGGCAAGTGCTGGAGCGAGTGGGAGTGGCTTGTCAAATTCCCACACAAGTCGGATGTAACCGGACTGAGTTTTGGTACGCCATGTTGGCATGTGTCCGCCCTCGCAGCGGATCTTGAGAGTCTCGTCGATCTTGTCCCAATCGACAGGAGCGTCGAAGTCAGCGACAAATCCGTGTATCTTATGTACTGGATTGTCTTCGCTGATGCGGGCGTTTGGGCTGTCGCCCTCTGCCATAGAATAGAAACAATGGTCGGTGTTTGCATCGGCGCACCATGCCCGATACTCAGCCTTAGAGGCAAATTGTGGTTTGTTAAATGATAGAGTTGATGGGTCGTCGATTACGGTTACTGTAGTTGCGCGATGATTTTTAAGGTATCTGTATTTCATAAACGTTGTGTCGGTTGATGACGTGCCGACTGCACGGTTGTTATTTGGTATAGTAATCAAGAATGTGCCCCTCAGCAGCAACCGGAATATCCGGAATCCACTGCGGTGGCGTGTGCATGATTTCTAGGATCTTTGCAAGAGCTTCTTCGGCTTGTGCCTCCGGTACTTCGCAAACCATTTCGTCATGGACGTGTAGGATAACTGGAAATCCTGCCGCGTCAACGCGGAGCATCATGTCTGAGAAGATGTCTCTGGCTAAACCTTGAGACAAGTTTTCAGTAAGGATGCCGCCCCACAGGGGGAAGTCCCGCAGTTGTCCGTTACGGACGATCTTTCCAATGTGGCGGAATCGATTTACCGAACCAGCCTCCTTCATCCGCTTAATCTTTCCGTAACGGAGTGATCGACCGGACGGAAGCTCTAGCTCGAAGGGCTCTCCGACAGCACAGGCGGTTGCCATATTTTGGTCGAGTGAACGCCAGAACTTTGGCACTGTGGGCATACGCTCGCGGTACAGCTTAACTGCTTTCTCTGCTTCTTCGATGGGCATACCACTGAATGTAGAGAATTTGGTAGCTCCCATTCCGTATCCGCAGCCCAACGCGATTGATTTCACCTTGTGCCGCAGCTGCTTGTCATACTCTTTCAACGGACCGTTGTCAGGATTGTGTAGCCCCAACAGCACACCGAACGCATGGTAGATGTCGTCCGAATCGCGAATGAGATCGAGGGCTTTTCTGTCTTCAGCAAGCCAGCACAATGTACGTACTTCGATCTGTGACAAGTCGGCAACGATCAGCTTGTAGCCTTCTTTGGGTCGGATCATATGGCGGAAGTTGACTCCGAACATCTCGTCTCTCGGAAGGTTTTGCAGGTTAAGGTTGCCGCCGCTGCCGCTGAATCGGGCTGTCGGATTAGCTCCACAGTACATCAATCCACCGTAATACCTGCCGTCAGGCATCGTACCGGAATCGAACGCTTCGAGCTTGCGGAGGAATGCGTTGATGCGGCGGTAGTTTTGCACGCCCCTTGCCCACGGACATGCGTCTTGGAATGCAGCAAACCATTTGTCAGCATCTTCATTACCAGCAGCAATAGAGGCTGGTGGTTCGATGCCTTGCTTACGGCACTGCTCGTTGAACGCTTTGCGCGACAGCGGAGTGTGCTCCGAAATCCACGGGATGGACTGCTCTGCGTTGAATAGCTCAGTGCGGATATTCTCAAGGTTCTTCTTGAGTAGTTCAGTGTCAATCGGAATACCGCGTTGCCCAACCCTGCGGTTAAGGTAGCTGATATCCCGCTCAACTTGAGGCCACTGACCAGACAATTCTTGCCACAAGCGAAGACAGAGTTCGGAGTCTTTAACTGCGTACTCGGTGACTTCTTTTTTGAAGTCGTCTGTCATCGCGCCCCATTGCTTGCCCTTCATGTTGTCGCGGGTAGTCTTGTTGACTTCCAGACCGAACACGGTTGCCGAAGCGTTTTTAAGGGATCTCGGTAGACCCAAGAACGCAGTCATGTCTGCGGTACAGTGCCACTCAGACGGACTGCATGGCTTGAACCAACCGACCTCTACACCGTACAGATAAAGGCTCTGATCGAAAGCGGCGTTGTGAGAGAGCACAACACGGTCGGTAAGGGTCGACCAATCAAATTCTCTCGGACATCCGGCATAGACAAACCCATCATCGCCTACAACTGTAACCATATAGGCATCGAATAGCGGGTGTGAGAAATAGCCTCTAGGGCCTAAAGTTGTGATGGAGCAATCTCCATCGTAGTAGGACTCGAAGTCCACTGCGTAAGTTATCATGTGTCGTGAGGATAAAGTGAACCCGCACAATACACCTAGTGAGTGTACTGTGCGGGTTGGGTGTAGTTATTCTACTTCCAGATCAAGCTCCAGTTGTTCCGGAGCAAGTCGGATGCGGTCCATCTCGTTATCGAGGGCAGTTGCCACAAGATTCAAAGATGCTTTCTGGACCATCAGCTCAGTAATCTGATCGTTGAGTTGGCGAATGTCGCCCTCGATCTTAGTGATTACGGCGCGGATGGAGTCCGCCTCCCGCTTGAGGAGTGCGAGTGGGTTATCAAGTACGATCGCGCTCATTGGTCTCCTCCTTTGGTAAGACGTGCCGCAAATTCTGCGACTTCGACGGGTGCATCGTCCTTGGTGTGTGCAAGGGTAGGAACATACCAGCTGTATTTCCCTTTGGACATCAGTTCAGTACCGAAGTTCCAGAAGCGCGAAGCGATAGGAACGTTGGGGTTGAACGTCGAGAAGGTGAACAGACGCTTGTAGGTCAAGCGGTATGCGTCCTTCTGAACGGTGATGCGACCGATCTGGTAGTTGGTATCGCCGATCGGGTAGGGGAACAGCGTGTCATCTTCTCCAACCTGTGGGATGAGGAGGATGATTTCTGCGAACTCAGTCACGTCGTAGCTGCTTTCGGCAGCGAGTGCTTTCGCATCCGATTCGTTGGACACAATCTTGGGAATGTAGTCCTCGCCGAATGGGACGTCTTCTTTCCACCGCTTGATAGCTCCGATCACGACTACCGGAGTTTTCTGTTCGGCTTCAAGGAGAACGGAGTCCTTGTCGATAACGACTGAACCGATAGGCCCTTCAATCTCCGACATCTTTTGGATGACGTTGAGGCGTGGGATATCGATGTCTTGTGCGGCAAATGCCAGACCAGTCGATGTGCTTGTGCTTAGTGCTTCTGTACTCATATTACTATTTCTTGTTTCTGATCGGTTGTTGCTTGTTGCTTACTAAAGGGGACAGCCGTAACTCCCTTTCTCCTCATTTTGAGGAAAGTGTGTATCGCGTTGAACCAACCTCGACAACGCCGAGATCAATAGCTTCTTTCTCGAAGCTGTCAACAACAAAAGATTTTTTTCCTTTCGGAGCCTTATCATGCAGGGCTTTTGAGAGTTGACCCATTGTCAAGTCAGCGGCCTCAATGATCTCATTAAGTTCAAGTCCGTGCTTAATTGCGAGCTGCGCAAGGTAGTTTTTCTCGATGGTCTTCTTAAGCGCACCCATTGACTTGAGCTTGAGGGTCTCGAATTCAATGCCTTCGTGCGCCATGCCTGTAGCCTTATGCTTGATGCCGGATGCCCAATTCTCTACGATCTTGGCTACGACATAGAGTTTTTCAATTGTATTCGGATCGTCAACCTCACCGGAAGCAATCGGTCCATCCGGTAGCAAGTCTGGTCTGTACCGTTTAGCAACCTCGATTGCGACTGCGCCCAATGCCGGACAGTGCTCCTCATGTCGGCAGAAGCGGCAGTTCACGGTAGGGTTAAGGTCATCGATGTCGATGGTCTTGTTTTCCCATTTCGGTCTGGTCGTTTCGGCTTTCTTGATAACAGTAGAAATCTGTTTGCGCAGGTCGTCCATCTCGAACCGATGGAAAGTACCGACAAGGATCTCATCGCGCTTTGGGATTAGGAATGCAAAGTGGATGGTCTCCAATTCCGGATACATCTGGAACGCCGCAAGTACGTACGCTTTTGATTGCCAGTTAATCAGTGGCTCGTCGATCTTGCTGATGCCAGTCTTGTAGTCCACCTGAAGACCGACGTTTCCTTTCCAAGCTACGATGTCGGATGTGCCGAATGTCGGTGTCTCGCAATCGAGATCCAGTACAAGGCGCATCTCACGATTGATCGTTACGCCGTCAGTACCGCCGAAGACGTTCTGGAAGACCTCATCCTCTTCAGCCACCATGCGCTCGTAGATCTGTACTTCGTCGTCGTCCATAAGGGCGGACGGATCGCGTACCTCAAGTGCCTCATGGATGCGTGTGCCTTTATCGGAGGCTGCGTTCTTTCCGTCCTTACCGTGGTATCCGGCGCAGAGCGAAACATACTTGAGGGATGAGGGGCCGAACTCAGCGTGTGCTCGTTCGGAGTGGTCTGGTGTACTGGTTTCTGGATTCATATTTGCGTGTGAAGTGTGTCCAGAGACAAACGCTTTTGTTCCAACTTGTCAACAATTTTTTCTTCGATTGTTTTCGAGGCAACCAAAACCCTTTGAATTGCAGGGCTTTTTGCGTTTGCTCGATGGATGCGGCCCAACGTTTGGATGTAGTCTTTGACGTTAAATGTCGGCGAGATGAGGCTCATTCTCGGATGGTTGCCGTCTGTGTCGTGTAGTGAAACACCTACGCCTCCGGCAGCGATGTTGCAGATGATGACTCTGGACTCATTGTTCTGGAACCGTTGCACGTTGGCTTCGCGGTCGTCGGCAGATTGTCCACCGACAATGGTACAGGATTCAGGGATAAACTCTGTGAGCGATTTGACTGTATCCACAAAGTTCACGAACACGGCTACGCTGTATCCTTCGCTGCACGCTTCGGCTACCATGTCCACGATGTCTGGCACCTTCGCGGCTTCGGCAAGTTGTCGTGCACGAAGGATCTCCACTAGGATGTGTGGGCTTGCTCCGCCGTCCTCCATAAATTGATCTACGATTTCCGGCGTGACTCCGTGATCGCGGTAGAATTTAGCAATGTCGCCCAATGATGAGAATGCTAGTGGCTCTGTGATAACATGGTTGTCAGTAAACGCCGTAGGTAGATCTTTCGGGGTTAGCTTAACACAGTTGCGTGTGTAGAGTTCTCGGTTGAGATCGACGAGTTTTGATACTGGTCCGGCTACCCAATTATTCCAAGGGTCTTTGCGGCATCCATATTTCATCATCCATGATTGCCAGCTTTTTAGATTGCCGTCCGGTTTGTTGAGTGAGTGAACCCCCAACACAAAACCAATACCCCTCATCTCTGTAGGGTCTTGGCATGCGGTAGCGGACAGCAGCAGGTTGTACATGCCAGCCTGTTTGGCGGCGATCATCATCTGCGCGTTCTGGCTGAACGGGGATTTGCATTTGTGGCACTCATCCCAAATCAAAAGAGTTTCTTGGGGTAGTTGCCAGCGAAATAGCTTCTTGCCAGCTTTGACAAGGAACTGATTACCCCTCTTCAGTTTCTCGTAATTAAGGATAAAGACGGGCGCCACTCCGACCTCAGCAAGTTCGCGCTCCCAATGGGGGATAACAATCTTCGGGCAGATTACCGCTACTGGTATCCCCATCTCTTTAGCCACACGGCAAGCAATAACTGTTTTACCTACTCCAGTATGGCTTGAGTCCAGAGCAGCCCTACAGTTCGCCAGAGACCGTCGCAGAAAATCAACAGAGCTGAGTTGTTTGGGAAACAGCGTTTTCACTCTGACGTAATAATCAAAAGGTTTTCGTTGCGATCAATCGATACAATCTTTTTATCGGGCAGCTTTGGGTGATACTCCCGCAATGATGTACCGACACTAATGAACGGCCCACCGGACGGATCGACGAACTCGATTTGCGGCACGCCGCCAAAGCTAATTATTGGGCTCACAAACGAGATCAAATACTTTTTTGGCTTGAGTTTCGTAAGTGTACATGAATGGCCGTAACGACCAATGATCTTAAATGGTTCAATTTTCTTCATTACTTGTTACTTGTTTTACGGTTTCTAATTTTACGTTTGATGATGTCGAAGAGAGACATGTGTGCGATAATTGTATCGAAATGTCGAAGACTTTTTTCGCACGACGGACAGACAGGTTCTCTCAGCCGTTCATCCGGTGCGTTGTTGCGGCGTCCCTTTCGACCGCACACCTTACAAGCGTAGCGGCGTGATGGCAGCTTAGTAGAACTCTGGTGGTTTGACATGTCTAAAAGGGTTTCCGCTTTTGGGTGGCTCTTCACCGTCCATCCAGAACGTTGCTGCTTTGGTTGTTCTGGCAAAGCCGACACATTTCAGGATCTCAAAAGACTCTGACGGGTGTTGTTCGCAGAGACGCATGGCTTCTGCGTGTGCGGCTTCGAGTGTGGCGTGACGCACTCGTGGTGCGCTATTGCTGTATCGGTATACGTAGTAGTATGGTTTCATCTGCTTAGTTGTAGTTTTCATCCCTGAAAAGTTTATTGAGTTTGCTGACAGCTTTGCCGGAATGGATGACGTTGATGTCGTTGTAAAGCTCAATCAGCAATCCTCGAAACTCGTCGCGTTGCTCAGTAACTGACGCAAGCGTACGCCGTTCAAGTTCGAGTAGTTTTTTATAGTACTCTATTTTGTCGGTCGCTGTCATTGCGTCAATTATCATCGCTCCCTCCTTTCACGGCGGCGAGGGCATGCTTGACCCTTTCAATAAAAGCCTCCTTGGATTCATGGTCTGTTGTAACAAGTAATTCCAAAGCCTCCGCCAGCCTGTCGCGTTGCTCTGTCACGGCGGTAAGTTCAGACTCCAGCCGATCCAGATCAAACGCGCTGATTGTTACATCATGTGTCCTGCTCATTGTTCCTGTTTCGTTTTAGTTGTTTCTGGTTTTCGTTATAGAACTTCGTGGCCATTTCAGAGTAATACCGTTCGAGCAGCAAGCCCACAGCATCCTCTACTGTGGAATAGTCCGTCTCGAAGAACTCCTCTGGAATCATCATGCCAATGCGGCCCAACATTTGGGCGCATCTTTTGTCGGTGTCTTCTTCGCTCATTGTTTCAGTTTCTCGATTTCTTGAATCAGCTTGCCCACAGCCTTCGCGATGTGGGGCCACTCATCAAGGTCAAAGCGAAGATTTTTTTCATCGCCCTCTTCTGGAAATTGCCTCATTTCAATAAACGGTCCAGCGGCTTCGTCCACGATGCTGATCTCTGTGGCGAGTTGGCTAAAGATTGATTCGCCTTTTGGCAGCACTGTTATTCTTGATGTTATTGTGTTCATGTTCCTGATCGGTGTCATTTTGTGTTTAGTTATGTTTGGTTCCTATTTAGTTCCCGTGCGGGAATGCAGCCTTTTTGCTCAGAGTGCGCGGCTCGATCCACTGACCGCTACTGCCAAAACTGTCGTGTTTCTCCCTCACGGTGCGGGAAATTGTGGAGCCCCTTGACGGAGTCGAACCATCATATCAAAATTACAAATTTCGTGTAATAACCGTTATACTAAAGGGGCGGAGATTGGTTGCAGGGGTGGGAGTCGAACCCACACTTGCCAGCTTATGAGACTGGTGCAGCACCGCTACTGCATGCCCTGCGGTTTGTTGTTAGATGCAGTTGTCCTCAAGGAACTCACGCTTGAACATGGACTCCGTGATATCGGGATGCCATGCCATGTAGGTCATGACTGTCCGAAACACTGTAATGAGTTCGTCTAGCGGAGCGTCTCGCGGAAACGAGAACTCCATCTTGCTTCCCTCGCTGGGGATCTCAATTGTCAGTTTTATTCGTCGTTCGTTCATGGTTGTGGGTCTGGATATTTGATGTCGCAGTCTTCACAGATGTATCCGTAAAGCCAATGATAAATTTTACGGCGACCGCATTTGCATTCGTCGTCGATTGGGGATTCCTCTTTAAGGTCGCAATCTGCGACCTCTTTAAGATCACAATTTGTGATCTTGCGGCGGTAGGTTCCGTTACGGACAATTGCTGGCGTCATCCAATCTGAAACGTACACAGGCAACCAGTGGTCTTCACCGACATACACTTCATCACCGTCCTGTAGTTTATCGCCCTCTCTCAGGAGGACGTGGTATTCTGGTATAGTGTCTTCGTCAAGCGGACCCCAAAAGTCTTCGTACGACTTATTGTCTTCGACATGTTTAGTTGGTGGCTCTTCGTCTTCGCCACGAATCCATTTAAGGATGTCGTTCATTAACTCCTCATCAAGCTCAAACCCACCTACTTTCGGAGAACCTTCCTCAGTTTCGTCGTTAGTGGGTCGCTTGTTCCTGTCATCCTGTAGCTTGCCACATACCTCTGCATCCATAAGGATGTTCGCGCTACAGGCAATGTGCGCCAGATGCGTGATACCGGATTCAGGGTCCAGTGATTCGCCATCACGCCATGCGTTTAGGTGGCGCAGGATCGCGTTGACATAAGTGCTGGCGCAAACTCCAGTCTCGCGCCAGTTCCACGGACCGTACTTGTCTGCGCCCAACTTGTGGACCCATGCGGTCTGTTCCATTGCATACGGTGGGACTAATCCCAACGGGGCTTTAAGGGAGCCCGCTTGCCCTTTGGGGTCATTGTATTGTTTCATAGTGCTAGTTCTGCTTTCCTATTTCTGATTGCTGTATCGAGATCGTTAATCTCCTTGCTGAGATTCGGCGTGTGTGGCCAGTTCTCTTTCTTGAGTTTGCGGAAGTACTCGCTCTTCAGAGCCTTCAGTACTGTGTCCTGCTTTTCCTTTTCGGAAGATGTTGTCGAAGTTTTCATAATAAGTGGTTAGGTCTACTTTGCGAGGGGTGCTTCCCTTTCCTGCTCCTACGGTATTAATCATGGCGACCAACCACCTACCCGACAAAAGACGGGCTGTCAATTATTTTTTATTGAAAAAGTTCGTCCTCCAAAAGGACTACCAATTCCTTAAAGGTTTGAGCGGAATCAACGATGGTGTCGTCCGGCAAATCAAACTCTTGACCGACCATGTCACGGAACACCTCAAACTCGTCTGGTTCAAAGAACGCCTCAAGCTCTGCTGCCATCGGCAGTTTCATTTTGTAGCGAAGGATGTCCTCAAGGATAGCCGTGAGGGCGTCGATGATGTATGTGCGGTTCATGGTTCGGTGTCCCTATAGTATCGGGAAATTAGAGCGGCGTCAACTATTCCGTCATGTGGGGTTTTACTGCGGCTTGACGCAAACCATTTTTCTTTAGGCCACAGATCGTTGGCTTTCTTGAGCGCAGTCACTTTGGTCATGCCTTTCGCAAGTCTCTTGCCGAGCATGACATCCTGCCACTCCTTCACCTGTATCCTGCGCACTGCATACTGTTTCGCTTCGCACGCACCTATGATCTTGCCAAACGATATGCTCATGGACCTCATCGCTTGCGAGGATTTAGCGTGTTTCAAAGGCTCTTCGATGCAGACAATAAGGTTCTTGCGATAGGGTTCGAGCCACCACAGCACAGCATAGATATCGACTTCGGTCTTGCCGTCAAACGTATTGGTGGGCATCGCTGTGTACGCAATGACATCGCCGCTCCAGTTGCTGACGGCACATAAGCCACCGCTTATTCCGTTGTCGATTCCGACAATGACGGTGTCCTCATTCCTCTCCATAAAGCGCGGTCTCTAACAGCTCGTCCAATGTGCCTTCCTCGTACATGTCCCTAAACAGCTGCTTCGCATTGGGCGTGAGTTGGGTAATGATTCTTCCGTCGGTCATTGTAGATAAAAGGAACATGATGTATGGCCTACCTGCACTGTCCAGTTGGGCGATGGCGTCTTCAACGTTGTCCAACGAACCACCTTCAAAATCTGCGTCAATCATCGTCAGCCTCCTCTGCGTCTATGACCACAGAAGCGGAGCCGCCGTTTGTTGCCTTGCTGTTGTTGAGGATCGAGACGTCGATGGTAAGCGAACCGGACCCACCGCTGCCGCCTTTCGGATTGAGGCCGAGGTTGCGCCGGATGAGCTGATCTAGCTCGCTGAGTTCCCGTACAGTTCGCGGACCTCTGACGTTAGCTAGATTGTCTCGTAGCATTTTAATGGCAGAGGCGGCGACATAAGCCTGATACTTGTCCGCCGGACTGGACTGGTTCTCTGCCACCTCAAGTAACGACTGCTGCTCTTGGTCGCGTGCTGCCAGTTTGGCGTCGGCTACCACAGCGGTTGTAGATTCCTCAAGGTTCTTGGCAAAGGGTTCGGTTTCGTCTGGTGTGTCGAGTACAACGTCTTTGAGCCAACGGCACACGGTATCGAAGCTGATGTCCAGCTCTTCGGCGATGCGCATTTTAATTACGCCGCCCTTGTACATCTCAATGGCGCGTTGGATTTTCGCTGCTTTGGCTTGACGCTTTTCGGCTTGCGCTTGGCGTAGCTCTGCGGTCGGCGACAACTTTTTTTCTTTTGCTTTAGGCATCGTCAGGACCGACATAACGTCAAAAACAATTACTTGTCAAACCTTTTTTGTTTAGCTATGTTGCCCACATGGGCCGACCGCGAAAATACGATCCAGACAAAATAACAACTTCAGTACTCGAACCGAGGATTGATCCTGCCAGTAACAAGATGGATGTCGGGGGTTTCCTGATTCCGATTACCAATACGATTACCGCATTGCTGTGGGGCTTCGCTAACCACCCGTCCAACAAAGCCAAAGAGTTTTACTTCTGGCGGGTCGCCGATCTGCTGTGGAACAGGGACGACCTACCGGAACACATGTTCCTTAAGCATCCGTGGGCGGAACAGATCATCCGTGAGTGTATCGAGAACAAGTACCTTGCAGTAGGTGGTGCTGCGTCGAGCGGCAAGAGTCACACCCTCGCTGGCTACGGCATCATCACATGGCTGGCAAAGCCGAGGGATACCCTTGTTCTGATGACCAGCACCACTTTGCGGGAAGCCCGTAAGCGGATCTGGGGTTCGGTTATCTCGCTGCTGTCCGTCATTGACGGAGCCCCGATCAATATTCGGGATTCAATCGGATCGGCGAACTACATTGATGAGAACGGTCAGACCTTCGACAGGGCTGGTTTATCCCTCATTGCTGCGGAGAAGAGCCGTACGCGAGAGGCGATTGGCAAGTTCATTGGTCTCAAACAAAAACACGTACTACTAATTGGTGACGAATTAGGAGAACTCAGTGAAGCGATCCAGCAAGCGGCTCTTGCCAACTTGAGTAAGAACCCCCGATTTGAGTTCAAGGGTCTCTCTAACCCCGCTAGTCGCTTCGACGCGTTCGGTATCTGGTCAACGCCAAAGGACGGTTGGGAGTCCATCACGCCGGACGTGGACGACGAGTGGACCACAAAGTGGGGTGGTAGATATGTTCGGCTGGACGGAGAGCGCAGCCCCAATGTGGCGGCTGGCTACACGGTTTACCCGTTCCTGCCGACGATTGAGAAGATCGCGGAGGATAAGGCACTATTGGGTGAGAACAGCAGGGCCTACATGCGAATGGTCCGTGCCGTGTTCTTTGACAGCGATGAGGCGGAGGGTATCTACGGCGAGTCCGAGATTCTAAAGGCCAGTGCCATGAAGCGTACGGAGTTTGTCGGGCCTACTACCTTGCTTGCTGGAGTGGACCCCGCATTCACCAACGGAGGCGACAGAACGATCCTGTACACAATGAGGGTTGGTCAGTTCACGGACGGGCAGTACGGCGCACAGTTCGAGGATTACTACCATCTGAACGACGACGCTACCAATAAGGCGGTGCCGAGAACGTACCAGATCGTCCACCAAATTAGAGACATGTGTAATAAGTTAGGGATCAAGCCGGAGAACGTAGCGGTTGACTCGACTGGTGCTGGCTCTCCGTTCTGCGACGTGCTTGCCGGAGAATGGTCAGATCAATTCCTGCGCGTCCAGTTCGGTGGCAAGGCTTCGGACAGACGGGTGAGTATGAACAGCAGACTTACAGGCGAGGAGCTGTACACCAACCGCGTGTCGGAGCTTTGGTTCGTCGGCAAGGAGTTCCTGCGTACCCAACAGCTGCGCGGAATCTCAGACGTGCTGGCGAAGGAGATGTGCGTCCGCCGCTACGAGATGGTCAAATCCGGTACCCTGCGAGTCAAAGTCGAAACCAAAGCCGAACTCAAGCAACGGATGGGGCAGTCACCGGACATCGCGGATGCTGCCTTTATCACGCTCGATCTCGCAAGGCAGCGGCACGGACTCTTTGCGGTGGACCCACCCAAGAAGACAGAGGCAGGTCTATTTGGTGCATCAATGCCGAGAACCCTAAAGGATCTTGACGTAGTCAGTAGGTCGAAGCACGCCCATCTGGTGTACGATTAACGCAAGTAAGTTGCAATATAAGCAACTTTGTTGTCGGCGAACGACGACAGCGGCGAAATGTGGTCGATCGGGTACAGATTTGCCTAACCATAATGCAAGTGAATTGCAGGAGACGCACGTCAGAAAAGTTTGAAAAGTTCTAGGAAGTGTGGTAATTCATAATAATTCAGTAATTCAATCAATATGAATTAATGAGTTATTATGAATTACCTAAAGGCTAGAGAATTATATATGGGCCTTTAGAAAAATCAGTTTTACATTTTTTCACTGACCCTCTGCCAAGCGGGCCAAAACAGTTCGTCCAAAGCGCGAACGATCGGTTCTTGGTTGTAGGTATCGCTGTATGCGACACCTGACAGGTACAGCGCAGCCTCGACCATCTCGTGGCGCAGCGTCTCCTTAAAGAGCTTCGCATCCTGTATCGTCTTCCTGTCCAGCTCAATGACTTTGCTGTCCGGTATGTACTGACCGTACGTGTCTTCCAGATCCTTGACCTTAATCGGTATCCTGTATCCGGCGATGTGCACACTTTTGAGCATCAGGCAAAAGGGTACAGGATAAAGGGTACAGGGTCCAGTTCAATGTCAGAAAATTATTGCTTGATTTCTTGACAAAAATAAACCAGTATCTCCCTCGTGCCCGCTCAATTCAAACGAACCCCCGACGGTAAGATCAAATACCACGGTGAATTGTTTTCCGGTTTTAACAAGCCGAGGAAGGCCCCTGCTGGAGACCCTAAAAAATATGTCGTGTTGGCGAAGAGCGGCGACAAGGTTCGCAAACTGAAGTTCGGTCAGCGCGGCTACAAGGATTTCCTACAACACAAGAGCGAGAAGCGTCGCGCTAACTTTAAGTCTCGGATGAACTGCTCATCCGAAAAGAACAAACTAACGCCCAAATGGTGGGCGTGTAACTACAACTGGTAATTGATATGGCTGCCCAAAGAGAAATAGAAGAATCGACGTCGGATAAGAATCTGCGTATCTATGGAACTAGAACTCCAAACGTTGAAGACAAACGCCGTCTTGAAGCATTCATGAAGGCTAAGGATCAAGCATATATGCAGAGCGGCGGCGGTGCTGGCGGGAGTGAACCAGTTAAGGATGGGCTCGATGAATTGGGCAACCCTGTTTCCACTGTAGGTATGCCTGATAAAGAAGCCTTTTTCGCTAAAGGCCGCGCACTAGATAAAAAGCAACTTGAGGGGTATAAGAGTTTCGGCGATAAGTCTAGAGGCGAAGCAATCAACGCGGTCAGGAAACTTACTGGTCAATCTCCTATTGCTAACACACCAAAAGAGTTTGAGGGTCTTGTAAATAAATCTCTTGGGTTCGGCACACAAAGCGCACTCAACACACCAGAAGGTCGTCAACGTGCTATCAGTTCCGGTATCGGAGCTGGCCTCTCCGCTCAAGATGCTACAGCTAGAGTCCAACAAGCGTATGACTCGTTGAAGAACATTAACAAAACGATTAGTGCCGCGCCTGTAGGTCAAACCCCCTCGATCGAACAGTACGGGCCCCCGAAGCAACTCGCTGGGTCATCTGCTGTAACTGGTGCTGGTGCACCGACTACATCGAAGCCCACTACACCAACCACGCCAGCTGTTAATATTGAGGCTACTCCCGTTGAAGAGGGTACCGTTTCTACTCTTGCTGGTGCTGCTCGCGGTGCCGCACTGCCATCAGCCCTTGCAGCTAAAGGAGCACTTACACTCCCTAGTTACGTTAGTGGCCTACAGCAGACAGCAGCTACCGCACCTAAACTCTCTACAGCCCAACAAGGATTGGCTGCTGCGGAAAAAGGAGTTAAAAACGTAATGCGTTTGGGTGGCAACAAAGTACCACTCGCCGGATCTCCGTACGAGAGTGCTTTGGGTAAAGCAACAGGTAAAGTTACGCAAGCCGCAGCCGAAGTAAGCGCAGCTGAGAAAGGACTTAGAGCTGGCGCTGCTGCTGAAAAGCTCGCACCAGTTGCAAAAGTTGCGGGTAAGATTGCACCTGTTGCTAAGGTGTTGGGCAAAGCAGCAACACCGCTTGCAGTTGGAGCTGAACTTTATGATACTGGTCGTTTTGCTTTTTCGCCTGAACAACGTGAGAAGATGACACGCGAGGTTGAAGCAACCGCCGAAAAAGGTGCGCTTCGTAGCGCATTAGGTGGAGCCATTAGCCCCATGAAAACAATTTTGGGTACTGGCAAACTAGCCGGAGAGGCTCTTCAATCCGGTAGCCTCGCCCGTGAGTCGGTTGCAGCCGCAGATACCGCGCAGCGTCTCTTCGACGCACGCCTAGCCGCGCGTAGGGCTGATTATTCTGACGAAGAGTTCAAGGCACTACCTACAAAAGAAAAGGCGTCTTACATGAAAGATCTTCGCAATAGAATTAAAGCTCAATAATTATGGCAGAAATGGCTACTAGCGAAAAGGACGATTCGTTTTCGTACGAAGACGACATTACACCATTGCGTCGTCAGTATTTTGATATAGCTCGCAATACGGGTCTTCCTGTATCCGTGCAAGCTAAACTGGTACGTGGCAGTATTGCTGAACTACAACAAGAAAAGGAACAAGACCTTCAGCTACAGCAACGTGCTGTTACTTTTGAGAATACTAAACTACAACTTGAGAATTCCCGTAGAGAGTTCGCCAGTCAACAGCAAGGTATGGCTTCTTTGGGTAAACTTAAAAAAGAACTTGAGTTAGCTGTTACAGGAGTTCCGGAAGACCAAAGGCGTCAAGTTATTAGTATTATCGGAATGAATAATGCTGATGTTATATCTCGCAATCCGATAGCTAAATCGATGTTTGACTCCGCGACTAAAAGCTCCGGAAGTAAAAGCGGTTCTTCTCAGCAGTCTCTAGTTAAAGGGCTAATGAGCGATCTCGACAGCGCCAAACTAGCTAAAGATTATGGTGGTAAAACTATTGATGCGTTTGACGACGAGGGTAGCGCTGGTAAAGTGTCAACTGTAATCGACTTGTTCGGATCTCCAGAGGATCAGCAACAAGCCGCAGAAGCTACGCCAAAACAAAAACTCGACATTGCTCGTAGAATCCGCACAGGATACTACAAGTCACAGCTCACTGGTAGTTCCTCGCCACAACAGACTCAATCACCTAGATCACTTTTTTCTCCTAAAGTTAACCCCGCTGAATAAGCAAAACAACACACCAAATTCCCACCATGCTGGAAATTAAATCATACGACGACTGGTCCGAAGACGAAGAAGAACTCGATGCGGATCAGGTAAATAACCTGAAGAAGTACACAGACTATGTTAGGTCTAGTTACTACAAAGCAGGACAACTCAATGATGAGACCGACTCCGAAATCCAAGCTGGTGTTGCGGATAGGCTGACTGAGGACGGTGTATTTTCAGACGAGACCACCGACGAAGAACGGCAAAGTGTCTTCTCAAGTATTGTAGGCCCAAAGCAAAACACGGATACTGATGCTCGTTTTGTCTTCGAGCACCTTCGCACAGGCAGCGAAGATACCATCGACCCCAATGATACGAGGTCGCTCACTCTTTCCAAGTATCTCACACTAAGGCAAGCCGCGCCAGATCAAGCAGAGGAGCTTCGCCAATCTGTTGACGAAATCCTTTCTGACCGTACGCTGGTTAAACGCTCGAAGATCTCGGCGGTTGATCGCGGCGACTACAGCATGGTAGCTATTGACGAGGACGACGGAAGTCGTTCGTTATATACTGGATCAACAGCGAAACCAGACAGTGTACCAAATGAAGTTGATGCACTACTGACAGCGGGAGCTATCTCTTCTTCCGATCTTTACAAAGTAAATAGCGCGGTACAATCTCTGAACGGAGGACTGAGTAATGTTGCTGAAGCATCCCGTTACGAGATGTTCCGAAACACAGTCGGTAATATTGCCAAAAACGATAGCGATCTGAACTCACTTATTCAGAGTACGGCGGCTGGTAAAAAAGAGGAGAAGGTAGCGGAGCTACGCACAACTGGTGAAACTATTCTCGAAGGTACCAAGACGGCAATCGCATACCCGTTCGTAAAGTTAGGCGAACTTGTTTACGAAGGTGGTGCTGCCCTCATGGGCAAAGAGGAAGATAAACCTAAGTATGCTGAAGGCACAAAGGTTTCTGAAGTTCTGGCGAGCAATAAAGAGATCGCTAAAAAATTCTCCGCAGAGGAGATCGAGAAATTTAGTGATGCCCTCACTACCAAAGTAGCAGGTGCAGCTTACCGCGCCGATAAGCCGGAGACTGGTATCGCAACGGATTCAATGGGCAACACAATCATTGCTACTCAACTTCTTGCAAACAAGCAGGAGTTTGAAAAGGCAGTGGCCGCAGCTCCGCTCAATGCGGACCAACAGAAGCAAGCACGTGTGGAGCGCGAAACACTACTCACACAATCAGCTGGCGACCTCAAGAAAGTTATCCTTGATGAGGAACCTGATGCTGCTGGTGTGTATGCCAAAGCGAAAGCTGACGGTCTCACTGATGCTCAGTTTGTTGAGCAGTGGGTTAGCGACCCGAAGAACTACGATGGTTTTAATACCAGACTTGAGCAGTTTGGTAAGAGTGCATGGAAGACCCTCGCCGAAATACCGTTGGGTGTCGCGGCACTGAGCGGCAACGAGTGGGCTGCTAAAGAGATGGGCAAGATGATCGACGACCAATCACGCAGACAGGAGTACTCCCGTCTGTTCGGTGATGAGTACGGTCTCGGATTCCAGATCATTAACACAATCCCGCAAGTAGCCACCGATATCGGTCTGACAATCGGCACCGCTGGTGGTTTTGCTGGCGCAAAAGCACTTGCCAAAACAGGAGCAGCTTCCGCTCGTTCCATGCTGCGTACCACATCCAAATTTGCTTTGTCGAATGTTGATGAAACAGCGACCGCTGCATTCCGTGAAGCATCGACAGTCGGTGGTGAGGCCGCTTTGGGTAACGCTTTCCGCGAAGTTGGTCGTAGTCTAGCTACTAGCTTCGGTGAGAACGCACCCGTATTCGCCACATCATTTGTTCGTTCGGCTGGCTCTACGTATGGTTCTATCTACAACCAGCTGCCAGATACAATGAGCCACGAAGAGAAGCATAAGAATGCTCTCGGATACTCACTGGCTTCCGGTCTCTCTACTGCCGTTATCACCACAGGTATGAGTGCGTTGGGCAAGGGTGGTGTTGAAGACATCGCCACCAAACGCATCAGAGCTATGCTCGGTGGTGAGACGGACGAAGCTGTCTTGGCTTCCGGAGGTCGCGTTGTGCCTGTCGATAAGATGAATTATCGTCAAGCTAAAGCTGTCTACGAAAACCTCAAGAACGAAAGTGTCGGTGTAACAGACGCCGCTTTCCAGAAGGCGATGCGCGGTGCGATCAGTAGCACGTATAAGAACTGGGTTAAAACAACGATGGGTGGCACCTTGAACGAAGCCCTTGAAGAGTCTATCGATCAGTCTATCCAAATGAAACTTGAGGACGCCGCTCTCGATAAAGAGACACCGCTGTCCGAGAAGATCTCTCAAGTGTTTAATGCTGGACTAATTGGTGGTGCGTTGGGCGGTATCTCCGCCGGAGCTACACAGTTCGGTCCTGTTAAGAAGTCCGAACTCAGCATGGTCTATGAGGCCCGCGCTTCCGCTCTGGAAGGTGTTGCCAAAAAACTTCGCGAGACCAAGAGCGATGCCACCGCTACTTTTGTACAACGCCAGATCGATGATGCCAGAGCCCGTGCGAATGCGTCACTCCAAGCGGATATCCAAGCTGAGAAAGCAAAAGAGATGAGGGCCCAAACCGAGAAGATGGTGGACCCTAACGAAAAGCAACTGTCTAACGTCGAGGAAGAAGAGATGGAGATGACCATGCTCGGCGACCTCGTCGGTCAACGGGTATCCGCTGCTGGTGTTACTGGCATCCTTGAGACAGGTGATGACGGCATGATGCGCATCACAACTAAGAGTGGAGACATTCTTAATCTCGGCTCGAAATATGAAAAGGCTTCTGGTCGTGTCAGTGCTTATCCGAAGTTAATGACAACGGCTGTTGCTCAAGATGGTGTGCCAGCTGGAACTCCGTATATCACACGCGGTAAGAAAGACAGCACACGTATCGCTATGCCAGCGGTTACGGAAACGAATAAGCCGGAGAACTTCTTGGGTGTCATCAAAGATGAGGAGGGCAATATCCAACAGCTTGTCGTAAAGGGTGCTCCACTCCTCGCGAACCAAGGAATCACAATGGATGTTAAGATCAGCAACGGGTATCAGATGAACAGTCTGGCTCGTTACTATAATGTTGATCTCAACTCACTTCAAGATCTCACTCCCCCGCCAGTTGAAGCGGCTGCGGAGGAAGAGGCAGAGACTGAAGAGACTGCCGCCGTTAGCACAACTGGCGTAGTGGTAGCGCCAGACATTGATGCTCAACTCTACAAATCATTTATGGCTGGTGATTCGTCTAAGGCCAGATTCAAACAGAAGGCGATGGCTCTTACCGCAGATGACTTGAACTCCATGTCTTCCGCAGCTACCTCTTTCTTTGACCGCATTACAGCGGACGATACAATCACGCCCGAAGAGAAGAAAGGGTATCTCCAAAAAGCTGAGGAGTTCAAAAACAGAATAGCTCTGGCCTCTAAGATCATTGCAGATAAAGCAGAGAAAGACGCAGTAGCCGAACAACCCGCACTCACAGACGAAGAAAAGAAACTGATCCAAGAGGAACTCGATGATGAACTCTCTTCTGGCGGGGAGGAAGGAGCAGCCCCAGCGAAACAAGTAAGCAAGAAATCTAGAACTACCCCCGCAAAAGCCGCTGCCAAAGAACCTACTGCACCAAAACAAACAATCGAATCAGGGTTTGATTCAGATAACCTTGTTTTGGCAGAGAGCGATATCATTAAGAAGCGTAAAGCTCTGGTTGGCTTGTTTAACAAACTCGGTAGTGCGCCTGTAGTTACTACAGATAGTGGCGATATGACCCTAGAGGCAGCGGATAAATATAGAAGCAGCCTACAGACAGGACTTGATCTAGCTGACAACGAGGACTCGGCACAAGAGTATGGTTCAAAGCTCTCCACACTCCTTAAGAACATTGCGTTGGGTAAGAAGAAACTTGCCTCCCGTACCGCTCGACTCAGACAGAAGATCGAAGAATCTCTTTCCCTTGATGTCGAAGCAGACAGCGAAGCTACTACTGAATCTCAGAAGGAGCTTGAGTTTATTCTGTCCTCAATAACTCCGGCACTGAAACAACCAGTCGAAGCTAAGGAGAAGAGGATCAAGCGTGAAGCCGGAGAGGACTGGAGCACAGAGGATAAACTGAATCTCTTCCGTAATGAAGCAGAAGAGAAAGCATTTAATCAACTTGTTGATAATGGTTTTGTGATCTCCAACCTCTATGATTGGGGTGCTTCAGTTGCTGGTAAAGTACAAGAAGCACTAGGTCTCGGCGATGTCCTATTGTTCACTAAGAAACGATTTGCTGATGATCCAACTAACCCTAACAAGTATCTTAAAGGGAAGCATATCTTGCTTCGTCGAAAAGTTCTTGAGCGTTTCCCGCTTGTTAAAGTTAATACGAAAAGCACACCCGCTAAGACGAAGAAGAACTACACGAACTCAGAGACAGGGGAGTACAAAGCACTCGACATTCCTGTATTCCGTGACGAGAACTTGGATATCATTAGTGGTGGGTTTACAAACGATGTGCATGTTACGAGAGCACAGATCGACCAGAACATCGAGACCTTCATCCCAAAAGATCTCATCGATAAACATGATGACCCAAGTGATACTTTCAGGATTAATCAATCTATTGATTTTGACCGCGCCACTGGTAGGGTTATGTCGGTCATCGATCCTGTAACGTTGGAGCCGATCCGCTTCTCTGGTCAAAGTTACCATACGACTATGGCTAACTACGCACCGCTTCGCGGTAAACAGATGATGTCTTTAGTTAGTGCGATTATACCGCCGACAGCCTCTCGTCTGGTTAATGCTGGCCCCACACCAGCAGGTAGACAATCTATCGAAGGTCGTGGACTTCCAGCTAAAGAATATATTAATGACTTCCAAGCATTCTTAGGTGGTCAATATGTAGACGAGGAAGGTAACGTCGTTAAGAATAAAGGTAGGGGGTACTCACTCCTTAAAAGTTCCTTTGGGTTGGACGACAATTCAATCGCAGATCTATCTTCATACGCTCTTGCTGACTATGCTGTCCAAGTGTATGAGTTTGCAATTGGAACTGAACTAAAAAGAAGTCTAGTTAATGCGTTGCAGTTCGACGGCAATGCTGCGCTTGTAAAGAAACTAGAGAAGGCAGCGAAAGTTGAAGGCATTGTTCCGCCCGTTGTTGTACCCAAAGAACGAATCGAGTATATTAGAAATAGACTTAGCACAGATAAGCTGTTTGAGTTAGCTGGTGTTACCGTTAAAACGCTACGGGATATTAATCCTGTTAAAGTTGTATCAAATTTCTTCTATACAAAAAGCACCTCATCAATCGCCTCAGTTATTCTTGAGTTGTACCCGCAGTTTTCTGGTGGATCACCACAGGCAGTAATTGCTAAGTATGCTGAAGCACTCTTCAATAAAGTAAACGACCCGAAAGGAGATCTCTATACTGGCGTCAAGAAAGCCCAAACTATTTTGGGTTATTACGGTCGTCTGTATCAGAAGCAGGAGATGAAAGCGGGTATTCGTAAAGAACAATATACCCCACTTGGTCCAGAGAGTACCGAAGCATTAGACAGATTGGTCTATACTGGCAAGCTAGATAATACTTCGCTTGATCCTTTATTCATGTCCAGTCGCGAGATGTATGATGACAGTACTGACGCTGCTATTGCATACGGCGACACCTTGCGCAATGAACTAATTAGTGCTGTCAACAATACACCAGAGCTTCAGTCGGAGCTGCAAGATATTGTATCTCTATTCGACGAGGGGCTATCACAACGACAAGGTGCTAACCTTATTGATGCACTTAATAATGTAATCACTAATCTAGGTGGCGACAACAGAAACGTTGCCCTCAGTATTGTGCAGCGCCTACGTAGGGGCGAGTTGGAGTCTGGCTTGAAAGCTGCTGGTATCATGTCTGAGTTGGGTTGGTTGCCTCCTGTTGCAAACTTCACTGCGGTGCCGCCTACTGTAGAATCGCCAGCCGAACTTGAGTCACCGACAGCATCTCGTGAACGCCTTGCTGAAATTATTCAGTCCGCAAAAGATTCTTCTTATCGCGCCGGAGGAAAGACAACGCCACAAGAAGAAGCACAATACCGCCGTGCGATTGCACAAGCGGTTGAGCTAGTTCAACCAGAAGTACTCGCAGCTTCGGCTCGTGCCGAAGAGTTGCAACGCAAGGCCGAACTCCGTTCGCGCTACGCTAATTCCCTTGATTCTATAATCAATATATTCACTAGCCAAAAAGGTGCAGATAAGTTTAACGCTGTTGTAACCAAACTAAACAGCGACATAAAGAACTCACAGAGTAGACTTGAAGCGATCGACGGAGAGCTGGAAGATATTGGTGCCGACCTCGAAGAAGCAACGGCTGCCGTAGCTACGGCAGAAAGCCGCATCCAAAAGTCTCTGAAGAAAAAGAAAACAGAATCTGTTGATCCTGTTTCGGCTCGCGACATGGCAGTAAGCAATCTTAAATACTCCCAACGCGGAGAGGCTAAACTCCGCAGAGAGCAAGACGTACTCACCAAGTTCATCGAACGAATCTCTCCCATAGCTAATGCTTTGGATTCTCCAGCCAAACTTGATTCGGTCTTCAAGGCAATCAATGATGCACGTAATAAAGCTAATCAAGAAGCTACGCACTACACTAAAGCGTCTCGACAGTCTTTGCTGAAGGCGAAGAATATTGCAAGATATACCGCTGCCGTGCCGACGTATACGACACTTACCAGAAGAGCGGCTGGTGCTGTAGATACTCAAGCATCAAGGGCTATCATCGATGCCAGAAAGTTGAAGATGGCAGCAGACACTGAGAGAGCTAGGGCAGCAGCAATGCGTCTGTACGAAAATAAATCTTCGTTGTACAAAGCAGCCAACGATGTTAACAGCGAAGCGCAAGAACGCGCAGCTCGCCAGCAGAACGCTGAAGACATGCTCCGCTACGGTCTCTACTCGAACGACCCTGAGAGCGTACTTGACGCACTCAAGATCATCAGTAAGAGCAACGTGGAATCACATCGTGAAGTTGCGAAACTTCTGCTGCTTGCTCCTGACTTTGTGCGGAGCGTAGGATTCCAAGTGGTTGATCTCCGCGCTGATTGGGCTGGCATCTACGACTCCGGCACAAACACCGTGCTCGTCAACCTTGCCGGACATAACGGCAGGGGTCTCGCCGATGTGTTGCTGCATGAGTATCTACACGCAGCGACTGTTACATACTTCAACAATCCTCGTAACGCGGAACAACGTGCCGCTGTCGCACGCATCAACCAACTCCGTGAGTTGGCTACTGTTCAAGCTACTAAGAGCGGCATGATGCGCTATGCCCACGTCCGTCGTGGTCTGTCTAACAACGCAGAGTTCCTTACCTACACCCTCACGGCCCCTGAATTCCAAGCATCCCTTGCGACGTTCACACCTGTCGGTCAGCGTTCGCTACTCAGCCGATTGGTTGATGCGATCCTGTCGTTCTTCGGTAAGCAAAACACGCTACTCAATAAGTCTGTTAAGGAGTTGCTCGACTTCTCCGAGATGGCTCTCGCCAACTTCCACACCTTCAACATTAGTTCTGCTCGGGATCTCGATGCGCTAAGTGAAGCAGCACAGGATATCAAAGCGGATATCGAAGATAAAGAATACTTCGATAGACTGATCCAAGACATCAACAATGATAGACCGCAAGACTTCTATCGCAGTGAGTCGGAGACCAACAAACCATTTGATGCGCTCGAAGAAGTTCGCCGCATCATGCCAGCTGGTATGTCGATTGATATCGACGACACAATGGTCGGTGCGATGGGGGCACGCCGCAGCAAGCCGAATACTATTATTGTTAACAGCAAACTCATTAATGATCTCGGAGCTGGTCTCTCCCCATCAAACGCGAGGGCCGCTGTTCGTACCGCAGTTGATGAGGAACTCGCACACCTTGCTTCATACAGTGTGTTTACTGAAGAGGACTTTACAAACATCGCTGACCAAATGGGTGAGCGTATGCGTAACCTCGTGGCTGACATGCTATACTCGAACACGGAACCAGACTTCGAGACACGGCAAGCACTCATTGCTGCCGACCGCGAGTCCGGTGCCCTGCGCGATTCAGACCTAGCCGCTGAGTTGGTCCGCTCCGAGATGACACGCATGGCTGTGGGCCGTACTCGTGAAGAACATATCGCGTTCCTGTACACTAGCCCTTCGCTAATGGACAAGTTCCTTGAAGCAGTAAGGGCATTCATTCAAACGCTGAAGGAACGCTTTACTGCCAGCCCAACTACTAGCACCGCTGCAAAGATCTCGCAAGCATCCCGCATGTTCCGCTCACTGCGTAACGGCGGTATCTTGCCGGAGCCGCAGCCAGCTACAGAGGGTGAGATGGGTGACAGCGTTGCGTTCTTCAATGTGCTCGATGGCAACGTTGAAGAAGGACAGGAAGACCGTACCCGATTCATGCTTCCGGTTGCAGGAACCAACAAAGGCAAGGTCGATTCCTTCTGGCAAGCTGCTCAGAGAAAGATGTACGATCTCCCAATTGAACTTCGTAAGTTTGTCGATAAGCGCGACGGCACTATCTCCGAGATTGAATACACTCTCGAAGACTTCAAGAAGACGTTCCCTAGACTCAGAGATCAAGCGGTTAACTCCGGCATCCCTATTGAAGACATCGGTAAGCTGTTAGGTACTACTGCTCCGGCTGTACAAGGCGAGGCACGCAAAGAAATCCAACGCAAGGTTCGTGAGTTCAAGAAAGAGAACGCTGACAAGGAAAACCTTCAGCGTCTCGCCGAGGATTACGAGGCAGAGATCAGCCAGCCAGAAGCTGATAAGTTCTATGCTGAGTTCCGTAAAGATCAGAAGGCTCTTGAGGATAGCCTCAGAGCTAAAGGGTTTACACAGCTAGTCGATTATCTCGTAGAGTTCAGACAGCAGATCAACAAGTACAAAGCGGTTATCAACTTCGACAGCACCAACGATGTGTACCTTACCCGCACATTCAAGTTCTTCCACTCCGAGGGGTGGGCCCTCGCCGCTAAAGCTGGCGGTGTGCTTGAGGTTGACGGCAAGGTACTTGACTTCAACAAGCTGCGCGTTGCCGCTGCCAAACACTTTGAGTGGGAGGTGGAGAACGACGCTAAAGAAGCAGGTCAGACTCTTACTCAGGAACAAAAGGAACGCAAGACTATCGAGGCACTAGACAAGTATCTCCTCAACCTTGAGAAGGAAGCTGAGGAATCCAAGCAACTCGGTGCAATGAATACGATCAAGCGTGACGTTAATCGTTTGCTCCGCAAAAAGGATTTCGATGAGCCACTTCGACTCCTGCTGGGCGAGGTGACTGATCCGTTTGAGAACGCTGTCCGCACTATCTTCAATGTCGGTAGGCTCGCTGCAAACGATAGGTTCCTGCGCAACTTTGCACAGACTGCAATAGATAGCAAACTCGCAAATCGTGAGGGCGGTAAAGACATGGAGCTGTTGTTCCACCCAAGTCAAAACGCTGAGTTGGGCGACCTTGCTGGTCTGTATGTCCGCAAAGATATTGCAGCTGCTATCCGTCAAGAACTCGGACCGAAAGGTAGGGACCAAGAGACTCGCTCGATGGGTGTTATCAACGGCTTCGGTCGTGTGATGTCGAAGTTCTCAGGTCTTACGATTACTACACAGACACTCGGCTCGGTTGGTTTCTACCCCCGTAACATCTTGGGTGGTATCGCACTGACAACAGCACAAGGTATCGTCAATCCGATCTACGCCAAAGAGTCTTTCCGACTTGCCGTTATGTCGAGCCTCCCACTTGACGCAGCTAAAGCTGACTCCAAAGAAACGCGAGACACAATCCGTAGGCTTACCGAACTCCAGATCTTGGGCGATGAAACCCGTGGTCGTATTGCAATGGACATGCTTCGTGGTTTTGCCGCTACGACAGACGAGCAACTCGAAGAGCTAGTCAACGACATTGTCGATGCGCAAACGTCCGGTAAAGTTGACAAGATCCTAACCAAGTACAAGATTAAACAAGTAGGCCAATCAACCGTTGACTTCCTCGCCGGACTTAACAACATCATCGACAGTGCATTTAAGTTGAACGCATATGCGTACGAACTGAACGTACTTAAAGATGCTTACGGCAACACTGAACCGCTTGCCAAGTTGGAAGCTGAAGCGGCACGTAAAGTGAAGCTGACATTCCCGACACACTCGCAGCAGATCAGCTTTGCCAAGTCGTTCAACAGATCGCCGTACGCTATGCTCGTGCTTCCGTTCGTTCGATGGAAGACGGAGGTGTTGCGAACCATACTTAACACAGTACCGCTTGCAATGCAGGAGATCAACTCCGGCAACGAGACTATCAAAGCTCGCGGCATCAAGCGTATGGTCGGCTTTACTAGCACCATGCTAGGCGGCGGCGTGCTCTTCGGGGGTATGTTCGCCACCTTGTTTAGCTTCCTCACATCCGATGATGAGGAAGAAAAGGGTTCCGGACGTAAGCTGACCGACGATGAACTCGATGCGATCCGCGATGGCTTGCCGAGCTGGCAGCATAACCACGGTATCTTCGCCCGACTTGTTGGCAAAGACGGGGTGCAGGTAATCGACATGTCGAACATCCTACCGTACAGTCAAGTGACAGACATCGCCAAACTTGCAATGCGCGGCAATATCAAAGGCATGGCTGACTACATAACCGGAGAACTGATCGGCACACAGATTGCAGCTAACGCGCTACTTGAAGTGTCCAATAACAGAACCGATTTCGATCAACCGATTTGGTTGTCTTCGGACAATGCGGTGGTATCGTTTGGTAAGATGATCGGACATGTCATCAAGGGTACCTTGCTTCCGTCTGCTGCCAAGAAAACTATTGAGGTACTTAGATTCGGACAGCAAGACAAGACGGAACTTATTGTCGGCGAACTCACAGGTGCTCGCCCGATGATCCATAAGATTCCTGACATTGAGTATCGAGCCATGAGTAAGATCAAGAAGTCTATGGATGAAACAGTTTCTCTGTTGTATCCGCTGTCTTCCGGCAAGGCATTCGATCCGAACGATGTCGAAGGTGTTATTGATAAACATCAAGCTGCATCCAACATTAACCAGAAGAGACTATTTGATTTCATGACCAGCATGAAAACGATTGGCTCTACTGACGAGTCGCTTATGCGTACCGCTGCACAGATCAAGATCAGTAAGCAGCGCATGGGCAACGCGATGAACGGATTGAATAGTCCGTGGGCACCGAACGATCAATGGTTCCAGAAGATGTACCAGAATAAGATCCGAGTTGGTGAACAGAACCCCGACGAAATTGCAAGCAAGATCGCCGAGGTTGTGTCACGTAAATCAGATCAGTACAATTCAGCTATTGAATAAACAACCGAGCAGTCCACTGACGAAGCATACTCCGCACCAGAGGAACCACCCGCCGACGAATAGGAATCCTATCAAGTCAATCACTTGGTAGCTCCTTTCTTTGCGGCTTGCACTGCGAGGAATCCCTTACGCATTGCTTTAAGTTCTTTGATGTCACGCTCATGGAACCAACGAAGCAGTTGGCTTTTCTCTGCGAACTCTAAATGTGGCGATGTAGTTCTCTTAGCTGGCATTACAGTTTATATTTAATACCGAAGTTAGCTACGCGCACATTCCAGAACTTGTCGCCCTTACCTACTTGCTTGTGCTCCACTAACAGGTGCCCGTTATCAATCGTGATCTTCGGTTGGCACTCGCAATCAAGGTGTATCCTGTGCTCTAGTTTGGAATCCTTATTGGGTATGCTGTGTATCTGACTATTCTTGTGGTGCTTATTTGTTATATTCATATTATTGTTCTGTTATGTTGTGTACTTTGTTTGTTCCGTCAATGAATACCCCGATCTCGTCAGCGACTCTGTCTTCGTGTGCTTCAGAGAAACCATCTTCCGGAAAGGCGCACGCCGAAAGCACGCACTCGATGAATGCGTTAGCCATTCGTGCGAACTTCAACGAGCTAGATCGTATGGACATGCCGTTGACATAGGCCGTGATGATCGGACCAGTTCTGGACGGTGCGGATTCGAGTGCGATGATGACGTGACCAGCATCGATTTGTGTCTGTCTATTTTTCATTTGATGTATTGGATAGTGTTTAGTACGAGTGGAACTTCATGGCATGATCGAATGCCTGACCCAAGATACCGGATGCAGGACCGTGTTCGTCAAGCATTTTGAATATCTCCTGTTTCTTTTCCGGCTGTATCTTTTTGATTAGAGACACCAGACCTAGCATAGAATCTGATCCACCTGTCGAGCTGTAGATATCAGATATCCCGTACTCGGTGTCCAATGAACCAGAGAGTATGTGGTGGTTAAGCGAAGTACTCGCGATCCCGTCGAGTGCGTCAGCAATAATTACGTTTTTAGTTTGGTTGCTATCAAGTGAACTCATTCCGTTTCTGTCTTTATCAAACCCATAGTGAAGACAGTCCGATGTCTCTAACCATAACCGATCTATCATACTATCTTCTATATCTTTAAACGCCCAACTCCACAGCCCCGAGTGCACTACTTTTTTTAGTATATCGGAATATGCTGCGGCAACCATGTGCCCGTCACCGTAGTGAGCGTAGACACGGTACCCCTTGACGTGGACGGCGGACATATACTGATGCTTCCTACTCGATGACGCATAAGAGTACATGGTGAATGAAGTTAACATTACCTTTGACCTATTGCCATTAAGCATGTCGCTCTCCCACTCAAGCACTCGCTCTCGTATCTTATCAATGGGTTCTGTTTTGAACCTACGTCTGAACTCGTTTTTATTCATGTCTTATTTTATTTTAGTTGTTTTATTTTATCACAGGGCGGGGATCATTATGACCTCTCCGATTTTAAACTCATGCGCTGGCGTGCAAGTTGACAGCCAGAGCAGTGGATAGTCCACATGTGGAAGACTGTAGAGATCGCCTGAGCAACCGTCCGTCAGGTACACCATGACGTCCGGCTCGTCCACGTTCTTTGCTACCCAATCGAATGCAGGTCGGAACAAAGTACCGCCACCACCCTTCATGGTACGCGGCACTGTACCGCCAGCCTCAAGGCTGATGACATCGGCCACCTCATGGGAGACAGACAGCAGGTGCATACGCTCCGGCTTGAGTTCATCCAACACTGCTTGTGCCTCATCCAAGAAGCGAGCGAAGGTTGCCGAACCTACCGAGCCGGAGGTGTCGAGGACGAGCACGATGTCACCTGCCCTGCGGGTGCGGCGACCTGCGGATGCGAGGCCCGTTGACTGGAAGATGGGCGCATTGAATGGGGCATCCCATCCGTTGCGGCTGCTCTTGGTCAGCCACTCACGGAGAAGCTCCGGCCAGCGGAGGGCAGAGCTTTGCGTCCTCTGCTCCGCCACCCGCTTTGCCATATCGCCACTCAGTCCTTGTGTCCGGCGGTCGATCTCGTCAGCGATTAGGATTCGGTCGTTGTCTTGCTCGGCTTTCTCGATGACTTCCTCTTTGGTGCGCTCGCCGTCTGCTTCCGGCTCGAACGTATCCGCTGCTCCAGTGCCGACAAAGTCCGACAGATCATCCGTACTGCTGCTTCCGTCAGAGTTGGTATCACTATCACCCCCAGCGTCAGGACTACCAGTATCGTTGTCTTGATCGTCGCCTTTGCTGTCTTCGTCACTGTTGTCATCGCTGTCGTCATTAGTGTCATTGTCTTGTTGGTCGTTAGTGTCATTGTCTTGTTGTGGTTGTTGGTCATTGTCGTCTTGTTGTGGTTGTTGGTTGGTGTTGTCTGGTTGCTGCGGCTTTGGTTTGCACAGCTCACGGTAGAGTTGCTCCGCCGATTTGTCGGCAGACAACTCTTCGTTGAGTAGCACGCCATCAATCAGGGGGAACACCTCCTTCTTGAGTTCGCGATTCCGCATTGCGATCATCGCATTGATGATGTAGTCGGCGGACACATTGGCGAGTTGCTGATCCTTGAGATCAGCTAACCGCCAGCCGTGACCGAGCAAGGCGTGCAACGATTCGTGAACCAACAGGAAGGCAATGAGGCCGGAGCCGTTAGGCTTCGATGCCAGCTTGTCTATGCCCTTGCGGTTGAGGATCAGTCTCACGCCATCGGTTGCACCGTACGGCACAACGTCTGTCCACTCCCAACGGAGGGACATCAGCTTGCTGTAGGCGAGGAACCAATGGCGACTGACCAGCCGCATCGCAACGGATAGCGGATGGTTTGTATCGAATGATGATGGATCTATTGTATTTGTTTTCATTTGTATTAGTGGTTGTTGATTACAGACCGAGGGCAGCGAGAGTCTCGTCGGCTTTGACCGATGCAAGCTCTGCCTTTTGGGCAATGCGGACACGCTCATCTTGGGTAAGCTCACCCATTGGGGTGGTCGCTGCCTCTGCTACCATGTCGATGACAGCGTCGATCTCTGGCAGCTCAAGGAAGTTGAGCTTCTTCACACGCAGGGCTTCCTCGCGCAGCTTATCGAACTGCGTAAGGTGCAAGCGTGATGCGTTGCGCATCCGGTCAGCGAACTCGGCAATGACTTCTTTGAGGTCATTGATCGGGCCAGCATGGGAAGCACGAAGCATCTCGTCAACCTGCCGTTGCGAGTCAGCACGCACGCGGTTGGCAACCTCTTCGGTGAGGCCGACAAGCACGGCATCGTTGACCGCAACAGGTTGATTGATGACGGTCAGGCTCATGGTGAACTTGCTCGCCACCTCTGTGGCAGTAGGGATCTGCACCTCATTGACGAAGCTACCGAGTTGGCTATGTAACGCAGTAAGCAAGTCAGGATAGGTAGCAAGGATATCCTCGCGAACGGTATCGAGTTCTGCCTGTGCATCATCGAAGATGTTCTGTACTTCGGCAACATCCTTAATGCGGATGTAGATACCTCCGGTTGGGCAGAGCGAACCACAGCGGCGGATCTGTACTCCGGTACGCTGTTGCAAGCTAATTGCCCGACCGACTGCCGTGCCCCTTGCAGTGAGGATCGTGTTGTACACACGAGCCGCATTGCGGTCAGCCCCTGCCGATGTCACCGCTCTCGCAGTAGCACTGCGGTTGAGGGCATTAGTTGCGGGTGCCGTGGTGCTGAAGTGGCAGAGCACGATGGATTGAAACGCCTTGAGTTGTGTAGTTGTAGTAGTCATGTTGTCTTTCTATTTTGTTTGTTTTGTTTTGTTGTTTGCTTATGCGAGGATGAGGTCACGGGATTGTGGATGCTCATCCAGAGGGATGCCTCGGCGAACGGCAGAGCGTGCACCGAATTCACGAATGTCGCCACGGCAACGGAGCAGGAGGGACACAAGCCAGTCGAAGCCGCCGCTGTGGACAGCGACTGCGACATCCTTGACGCCCCTTGATGCACCAGCTAGGCAAGCGGACACGAGGGCGAACTGCTCTGCCGGATCGTCCGATACCTTGAACCCGTCAGGGTTGGTGCGGAGTGACTCGATGTCGGGCAGCTTGTCCACATGTTGGAGGAATGCAAAGTAGGTACTTGCCGAACGATCACCGATGCTGCCTCGAACAGCTGATCGGTAGGCGTCCGTTGATACCTTGCGGATGGGCTCAAGCAAGGCGACTGCTTCCCATGTACGGGGACACGGATGCGGTGCGCCATCGTACGGCATGGTGATGGGCGGGTTGAAGTGGTCGAGACCATCGCCGCCTGTCGTACCGAACTTGAGGAAGGTGGGGACATGAGATCCGCACGCTGCCAACTTCGGGTTGCTGTCGTACCACTCAAGCCAGTCGGATACATTCGGCTCAAGCACTACCTTGATGCACCGCTCGGTGAACGGGGCGTCCTCCACTGCGGCACGAGTGCCGTCCTCACGCCTGTTGCCAGCGACAACGACGAAGACATTGGAGCCCAACTTGTGGGGCCCAACATACCTGTCACCGGATGCAGGGTACAGGCTACGAAGCAGGGCACGCACCGCAGGGTCGTAGTCAGGCAGCTCGTCGAGGAACAGCAGGATTGGTTTGTCACCGACCCGCTCGAAGGTGGGCCAGATAGTCGGCGCGGCAAACTTCATGTCGCCGTTGGCTTGTGGGATGCCGTAGCCGATCACCTCTTGTGGGCCTTGCCCGTTGAGGTTCACATACCACACCTCGCGCTCCATTTTGGTGGCGAGTTCATTGCACACGATGCTGGTCTTGCCAGCCCCGCCCCTGCCTACGATCATGAGGAATCGGTTGGCAAGTAGGGCGGCGTTGGCGATGGCTACGATGTCGGATGGTTTAATAGTTGTCATATTATTTTTGTTTGCTTTTGTGTTAGGGTGCCGACCATTTGTGCTGTCGCAGTCGGCGTTGCGATCATCTGTAATTCAGTTTCCTGAAGGGGTCAATACCTTTTCTCAATTATTTTCTTTTGAGATTGTGGCAAGCCGTATGGTAGCGGCCAAGTGGATGGCACTGCCTGTATCCGGCAACGCTTCAAGCACCTTGCCGTTGTGGATAGGGTAGACCGCAACGGATTGGAGGTCGTTGTTGTCGTCGGTTATCGCTTGGAAAACAAACGGCATTCCTTCTGGCAGGATCTCTCGTATTACTCTCATGGTTCCTCCTCTCTGAACTTCATGAATGCGTGAGCTAACCCGTCGATGAGTTCGTCGAGTTCCTCATACGGATTAGCCATCGGGTGACAGCTACCTTGAATGAACTCGTCGATCGGTGTCCACACTTCAAGCTCACGCTGATCAGCGAGGGCTTCATGGTGTCCGCTATCCTCATCGGCGAGGATAGCATTGCGGATACGGCTACCACTCCAGTCGTCGTGCATCGACGAGAGGAAGAATGATGCCGCTAGTTTGTATGCTTTGTCGTGTATTGTATTCATTTGTTTGTGTTGTTAGTTAGTATGAATCCCATACACTCATCAGTGAGTATGAACTTCATGTATTTATCAGTGATGTCTTTCAACGCACTCTCGATAGCGTCCGCTCTGTAATTGTCTTCGATAGATTCGGCTGCCAGTTCGGCTTGGAGGCGGAAATCCTCGATGAAGTCCATCAGCTTTCGGGCGGTCTGCCCAACCGATTCGAGTTGTTTGTGTTGTTCCTGTGTTGTTTCCATATTTGTTTTCTATTTGTTTAGGTTAGTGCTCCAACTATGCGGCAAGCTACGCAGTATCCATCATGCAGGATACAGGCTTCGGTTATGGGCGTCCAATGCTCGCAAGGATCGCAAGGATCATGTAGATGCAGAGGAATATGATTGGTGGTTCCATACTTATGTTGCTGTCGTTTGACTTCAGTGTTTGAACCTTGTGTTGTCGTTGTCCTGCAACAGGGCAGAGATAACGACAGCTAGCAGGATCAAGAATATGATTGTTAGTTCTGGTATCATGTTGTTGGTTTATTGGATAACGAATCCAGTTGTGTCATGCTTTGCCTTTCCTTTTGTAGTCAACCCGACGATGACTTTAGACGGGTCGAGGAACCGGAGATCATTCTCATCGCCGCTGATGACAGGCTTGCCCTTCCATGTATCCGGTAAGGACGAGCCGAACACAGCAGCGACATTGCCACCAGCCGCAAGCACTTTGGCTACATCAGCGTCATTGCATTCCGATCTGGAGAATGTGAGGTGGTAGTTGGCGGGAAACTCTCCGTTGATGTAGCGCAGCATGCGGGAGAAGTGTTTGGTGTAGTCATAGAAGATCTGATCTCCGAACATTTCTATGATAGCATACTTCTCCCACATCAAATCACTTGTGAGGTTGAGGCGGAAGCAAGGCGTCATGCCGTTGCGCTTTGACTTCTTGATGGCTGCTTCGATGTCGTCAACGAGCATGCCCATGAACTTGTCACGATCTGCAAAGAACATCGTGGTCTTCTTTAGTCGTGCAGTCTGGACAGATCCCATTGCACCTCTGCCAGCGGTATTGAGACAGGCTTCACGACAGCCAGCAGATGAGGATGCACATACATTCCTGCCGGATAGGGATGCAGGAATCAGGTGCAGTCCGTAGGTGTCGTAGCCTTTGGACTTTCCCTTAAGGGTTTTGTAGTTGGATGTTGTCAGTAGTTTCATATTTCTATTTGTTTTCTATTTGTTTTGCATGTTCATACCTATGAACCGCGTGCTACCCTTATTCCGCTCAACGGAATAAGGGTAGTGTCGCGAGTCACATGTTATTCTTCGTCACCTTCGGTTAGTTGTTCCATGTCATAGCCGAAGTAGTACACAGCGAACTCATTGATCTCGTCGTTGTCGTCGGTGTCCTCTTCGTGCGACATGCCATTCGATATGTGTGCCGTGCCAGCAAAGCCCATGCCGAACTCGACATAACGCAGCACGAACTTATCATTCGGGAACTGCTCCGATAGGGCAGCGATTGCTTGGCAAGGCGGGGCCCACGCAGTCATAAAGGGCGCAGAGAAACCGCACGAATCAGACACCAATAGATTAGCAATTTCTCGCTGTTCATTCTCATCGAGATCCCACTTCGTGCCCCAATTACTAACTCTCCAGTCATACCATCCGCTACCTTCGAGTAGTTCAGGTGGTGTTGGCTTGATATTCTGAAACGAGAATCCATTCTCTTTCAAGTAGGATGCTAGTTCGGGGGAGCAGTCTTCGATTGTCAGTATGTTTTCGCACCAGTTTGGCATTGTTCTATTTTTCTATTTGTTTTGTTTTGTTTTGCATGTTCATACCATATGAACCGCTTGCTACCCTTATTCCGTTGAGCGGAATAAGAGTAGACAGCGAGTCACTTGCTTTCGAGTTCCTCTAATTCTTTTCTCGTCATGAACCTTACTCGGTATGTCAACTCGGTATCGGCATAGCGTTGCTTGCGCCATTCGATATGTTGCTTGATGGCGTCGGTCAACTCGCTGCCCATGAATAGGCTGTTGATTCCGTCCGACCATTCGACTCTACCTATTTGGATCATGCTATTCATTCTGCTTATTGTTTTGTCCATATCTGTGCTCATAGGATTCAGGGTTAGATGTTTGGGGCATAGGACTTCACAAGATACGACTCCGACACACGCCGATTCCGACGATCGATTTGGCGATCAAGGATTTTAGCCAGCGAGGTGACGGCTCGGTTATGGTGGCCTACGGTCGGCGCATCTAACTCTACGCTTACCGATCTTTCCGTGACGGACACGATGCGGATCGGGAACGATCGGCGTAGTGCCCATCTGGTGGTGGATAGTGTAGCTGATGGGACATGAAACGACTCGTCCTCGATGTTGGTGGTGTATTTCCATGTAGTTGTTCTCATATTTCTATTTCTATTTGTTTTGCGTATCCATACCATATGAACCGCTTGCTACCCTTATTCCGTTGAGCGGAATAAGAGTAGACAGCGAGTCACAGAGACAGCGGGCTGTAAATCCAGACCATACTCTCAAGAGCATGCTTCCCGAATCGCTCGTAGTCTACGACCCCATAGTTTATCAGCTCACGCAGCTCGCCATGCGTCATGAGTGTGAAACA